GAATAGCTAGGCATATGCATAGGAATACCACCTTTAATTTTACCGCCATACTCCTTACCAGCATACGGGTCCATAAGCCCACTAAGCGCGACCATAGTGTTGTCTGGGTCAAGAGATTGCAGTGCGATTAACGCATCAATATTACTATGTGCGCCGTTACCGTTCATTATGGCACGTCATAATAGTAATCTTTGCGATACTTGATAGTATCATTCCAGAAATCTCTTTCCTTCTGTTTGTATAATTTCATAATCTTTTGTATGCGTGCAATGTCTTCTTTGCTTATGTGCTTCTGAAGTGTAAGGTAGCGAGACTCATACCTGCTACCCTTCTTATACCATGACGCAGGAAGTGGGCTTCCATTAGATATAACTCCACGTATGCGCTTTAAAGCCTCTTTGCGTGCACTTTTTGGAGTAAAATTCTCTTTTTCAAGCTCATTTGCAAGATAATAGATTGCAGCCCAATATGCGTGAGCCTTATCCCGACCATCATCAGACCAAAATACGTCACGTATTGACCTATAATACGGGGTTCTTTTTGTCGGCGCAGGCACGTCTCCATATTTATCGGCCTTACCAAATACTTCTTCTTCAAACTGTCTGCGTAATTGTCGAACGTGCCTTACTTCTGCCAGCGGGCTTTTAGAGTGTGTCTGCCATGCGCGAGTAGCATGATTAAAGAGCACTATATTATTACGTGACCAGTCCTTAACAGCATCAAATGGCTTCTTTGTCCCACTAAAAAGATATGATGTTTCGTCATATGTTGATTGTAATGTACGCAAAATAACGGGGCTATATGTATCTACAGCACCACCATATTCATCAAATGCATTGCTCAACACAGAAAGCCCCTCGCCTTTAATAAAGTTCATCCAATAGTTTGCTGATGCACTTTTCATGCGATTCCTTTCTTTGCCCAGTGCATGGTAATATAAAGAGTATAGCCCAGCACCGGCGGCCATAGAACCTGCGGCGTACCGCATTAATGGGAGTGGATTGCCGTGTACAAGGGCAGGCTTAATAACATTCTGTACAACATTTTCAGTCACACGATATGCAATACGATAGAACAGTGTCAGCGGTTTACCCATTGCACTGCCAGCCCAGCCAGGCACGAAAGGAATTGTAGGCCCACCCTGCGTAACCAAGTGAGACATCTGATGAATTTTTCTCAATTCATAGTCTCTAAAGCCCGGCTCTTCCTTAATGCTTTTGCGTGAACGCTTTAATTTAGCAGACTCACGTGCAATAATACCATCAACGTCTTTTAATTTTAATGTGGTTTCAAGAAAATGTCTAGCCTGAGTTTTAGACATAAACGCAGAAATTGGCGTTTTATGCCCAGTAAGAACTGCCAGTGCTGTCTTCGCAGCGAAGTCTCCCGTAGCCACAGAAGCTATACGGTTAAAGATTTCAGTAGGACGCATCAACCCAGGTGAATACTTAGCATAAGGTGCTGTAATAATTTCGTGTACTCCTATTTCAGTACCGCCAACAGCCTTAGTAATATCCGTCCATGCCTTATAGCCCATATCCTTAGACAAGAACGAGCCCCACGCCCTTAACATATTAGAAAACCCAAATGTTGAATATAGCTGTACATTTCCAAGTAGAATATTTTTAAATCCGCTCATAGACGAAGACAGTCCTAGGTTTGCAGTAACACGTGCAGTATGCCCAAACCCCTTCGCAAGCAAACCGGCTTCTGTCATATTTGCCTGTAGCCCAACCATCTTTTCTGACCATCTTCCGAACGACTGGCTGTGCTCCGCCTTTATGTTATTTATAACCCCCTGCGCTTTGGTGCCATCTGCACCGCCACGCCCATAAAATCTATATGTAGATGCAATGTGTGCAACCTGCTGTGAATATGCCCCAATAATCTTATCTAATCTACGTTCGTATATATCAACAACCTTATTTACTGTATGAGTTTCCCCATACTTATCTTTTACAGTATCACCCTTCTTAACATTAAACTTTACAAGCTCAATAGCATCGCCCTTTGTATTCCAAGCAAATTGAGGCGGTAAGTCAGCTGCACGTGAATATTGCTGACCAAATACACCCTTCTGGTCTACCCAAGCCGAGTATTCTCTAAACTTTTCGCCAGCCAATACTAAAGCCTCATCCTTAGTTATCTTACCAGCACTAATAAGTGATTTAATTTCTGGGTCATTGTTAGCCATATGATTGATTGCACGCCTGGTAAATGAGTCCACATCTAAAAGTTTCCTCGCCTGCCTTGTAAGGTGAAGTGTAACATAATTAGGCTCATAACGACCCTCTACCTTTCCTACTTTTACTATTTTACCGTTTTTTAGTAATAAATATTTCTGTTTCCCTTCAAGCACACGCAGAAAAGACATGTTTGCATTCCTCGAAGTCTTTGGTAATTTACTCTTGCCACTGGCTGTCAATGCACGTGGGTCAATAGAGCTATTTGGTATAACCTTACCAGATGAATCCCATACCTTAAATATCGGGACATGTTTATAATTCTTCCTTACAATTGATTTAACCTCTACACCGTCCATAGCCATTCTTGTCCATAGCGTATTATAAAGCATTCTTACATCTTCCGTAACAGCCTTTTTCTGCTTAGGTGAAAGCTTTGCAAATTTTGCACTGCCCTCACCAACTACAAAATCTCCAAACTTTTCTGGATTAATCTGACCGATGTTTAAATCTTTCAATGTAAGTCCATATTCTTTCTTTAGACGATGGCTAAATAAAACACCTGTACCGGCAATAAATTGCCTATGAAGTTCAAAGTTTTCCATTAATTCTGCAAGTTTAACTGCAGGCTTAATTTTTGTAAGTCTTAAAACCGTAGAAACTGGAAGTGTTCCTCTGAACAGGTATGTATCAGCAATCTTTCTAGCTTTAATGGGAATCATTTCAAATGAACTTAATGGAGCACGGTTTACAACCTGATGTGAATGTGTCTGCCTCTCTGGTGTTATCATGTGCTTGGCCCTAAGCAACTGCTCACCAGTCATATTTTTCGTAGAGCCTTTACTTCCTGGAATTACCTCCTCCATCACTGCGTGAAAGTCCTTATCGCCCATTCCAATTTTCTTTTGTTGTCCCTTTACAGAGCCACGCAGCCTACTCCATGATTTATATGCTTCTGGGTCTTTCTCTTTGTCTGGAACATACTTTAGCTTGGACGGTGCAACCGTATCAGACTTTACTATATCGCCTTCCTTCGTTGGAGACACCTCTATTGGCGTCTCTACTTCCGTCTTACCAATAAACTTAAATTTCTTCTTAAACGTCCCCAATGCATTTCTAGGTGAACTACCAAACACACGTTTGACTTCTCCAGTAGCTAGGTCATGATAAACGACAACACCCTGCCCATCCTCCCTAGAATAAACCTTTAATAAGTCTACCTCGTCTTTACTTGTACGTTCGGCATATACCTGACGCTTTTCTTCTGCGCGCAGCTTTTTCATTTCTTTGCCTGACGCCTTCTGTATTGCCTTGTCTAAAACTTTATCTCCTGCATTTACTATGCGATTGATTTCTACTTCATCTTTATAACCAACAGCACGTAATGCATCACGCTGCTTGGACTTTATACCGGCCTTATTCATCCCAAGCCTGGCATAATGAAATGCAACCAACCCAAGTCCGTGTATAATTCTTTCAGTTTTTGTCATATCAGACGGGGCTGTAATACCTAGCTTTTCAGTGAGTATGTCACTTCCAGCACCTATGCCAAACAACATTCCCGCCTCAGACAGGTGCATACCTGTAGCCTTATATGGTTGTTTCATAAATTTGGGGAATTCACCAAGAACACGAAGAGATGATGCCGCAGAAAACATTACAGACTGTACACTTGATGACTGTATAGTTTGTAGCCTGTCTGCAAAGCTTGTAGATAGAGGTGGGAGATATGCCTGCCCATGCGCATTAAATACAAGTAAGTTTGTAAAGCCAGTGTTAGCCATTTTAGCTAAGCGTGGGTCTACTGCAGTAAGCTTTGTAAATGCATTTACATAACGCCCACTCTTGCCAAGTAGGCCTGTACTTTGTATGCCAAGCGCTGTAACAGCCTCCATTGTATGCCCGGTTTTCACAAGCTCCCTGGCCATCGCAAACCCTTCAGCGCCTTTTCCCGTACGCATAAGCTTATTTGCCTTGCTTGCAACGTCTGCAGCTTTACCAACTTTAATTAATTTATTTGCACTACTTGTCGCTTTGACTACATTTGTAGAACCCTTAGCAATCTTAAATAATTTACCAGCATTAGCCACATATGCAGGAGAACCTGAACCGCCGGTAAACGTTGAAATAAGTGCAAAACCCAGGCCAGTTCCACTAAGACCACCTATTACCTCAACAAATGTTTGCCACCCTGTTTCTGCCCTAGGCAAGTCTGCACTATACCCAGCCGGTATAGCACCTTCTAAAAAGCGCCTACCAAGGCGCTCCCAGTTACTTACTACTTCTTCAGGTTCATTGGTAATTGTGTCGTACTCAATAATAGGTAATGAAAGTTGAGACGTGGGTAGATGTTTAAGATATGATGGAAACGAATAAGGCTCTTCTTCTTTACGTTTAAGATATGATGGGAGCGAAGGCTCTTCTTCTTTACGTTTAAGATATGATGGGAATGTAATAGGCATCAGACATTAAAAAGGCATATATTCTTATTGGTCCCATGATGAAACGTCATAGCCAAATCCTTGTTGTCTGTTTGGGGGGTCTACCACATTTTGCTGCGGTGGTTCTTCTTCTTGTTGGTTGAATACCGCATTTGGAATGTTAAAATTGGTGTCATTAAGTAAGCGCTCCATAGATTGATTGTCTGCGACAATGCCATTATCTTCTAGCCATGTTTTAAGCCTTACAACGTTTTCTTGTGATAGCCTACTAAGCTTTGGATAATTCGTTAAATCATCATCTACTGGTTTCCAGACACCTCCTCCAACATATATTTCTTTTATCCCGTTGAACTCCTGTATCTCTCCAACCGTATACCTACCTCCTCCATTTTCTCTGCCTATCCCTGCTTTTTGTATAAATTTACTATAAAGAATATTTCTATGTCCCTCCATCTTAATCAACATAGTATCATCATACCCAGCATCGGTTCCCTGTTTATTTTTTTCTATTTCTATACGTTCTTCCAGAATACCAATAGCAGCGCCCAATTGTTGAATTGTTGGTTTTACCTTATCGGCTACCAAATCATCTGCCAACAAACCCAGACCAGTTGGAACAAGCGCTGGACTAGCCCTTACTACACGGATTGGATTGCTGTCATCTTTATAGCCTAATTCTTTAAGTAATGCTACGGCATTATTTTGCAGTGTTACACCTTCAAGCTTTCTAGCCATCCCCTCCAACAGCACAAGTTCTCTCGGGTTCGCTTCAGGCATTACAGCCCGAAGCTGCTCTTCCGTAATGTCTTTAATTGGTGTCCCTATTATATTCTTGACACGAGTTGTTCGGGCTTTTTCTGCTTTTGCACGAGCCTCTTCTCCTTTCTTCTGCTCCATTCCCGTTGCAGTTTCCATAGTAATGGTCTCTAGAAACTTCTCTAACACATCGCCCTCTAAACCACTTCCTAGAGCTATTTCAGCACTATCACGTTCTTCCGCAGCTTTATCATTCACTCGCTTGTTCTTGATTGCGTCTTGTTGTACTGTATGTGCAAAATGGTCGCGCTGAAGCTTTATACTTGCAAGTGAAGTAAATATTTGAGGTAAAGAATTAAATAAGTCTTCTAAGGGGTTCTTATATTCAATTGTTGCCATTATATTTCTCCTTTATTGTGGCTTAAAAGTAAAAAGAGGGATACGTATCGCCCTCATCACCCTCAGAATAATAAGAATAATCTGGTATACCAAAGCCAGATGCACCTCCTCCGCCTGACCCCGCGCCTCCGCCTGACCCCGACGTTCCAACTAATCTCCAAAACCATTCCGCCCCCTCGCCCCTCTCTCCCGCACGATGGTCAAATATATATGTTTTTCCGTCAGCTCCAACACGTGTCTCATTGTAGTCGCCAGAAACACCCTCTAATCCAGAGCCTGGCGGAGCAAATATCCGACCCGATGTGCTGGTACCGTCATCATTGCCGCCAGTATCACCAAGTAATGTTTCCAACCCAGTTGGGTCTAATGATTTCAGGTAAGTCGCCTGCGACCTAGTAGAATCTAACCAATCAGCAACAAGTGACTCTACTCCGCCAACCTTACCAAGAACATTTTGTTCTGCAGATGACATACCTCGTTGTTTGGATTGTAATAAATCTTGAAGCATTGTAGATGTAGTCTCTTTCATTCCTGTAAATTTGTTTGCTGAGCCTCTCCTAAATCTTTCAATGACATCTTTTAAGCCTAGGCCACCAGCAAATCCACCAGTTTTTTCTCTTAGCCCTGGTAATGTTGAGCGCATTTTTTCTAATATATTTTCTCTACCGCCCCTAAAGCGCTCGCCTGCTGCTTTTTTTCCTACATTATATTGACCCGTGACGAATCCATACTGCTCTCGAGCATAGTCAGGCAATCCACTCAAAATGTCTCCTAATTTCCCTGACGGAAAATCTGTAAAAAATTGAGAATAATCAGCACCCTCTGGTAGGCCATAATAATCAGCTATACTCTCCTGTCCGCCAAACAAATCTGAATATTCTGTTAATCCTAATGATGCTAAAATATCATCTAATGATGTTGGTATATCAACTGGCATTTTATTTTTTCCTTATTTTATAATCTCTTCAAAGTCAATTAGGATAGACTCCGCCAAAGTCTGTACTGAGGGGCCAACCTGGGATAATTCCTTCAAGCTCCCCGAACCCCTGGTCTGGTCCAATCGGTGCCATATCAAACATTAATGCTCCATCTTTTCTACCCCACCTACCTGCGGTTTGTATATCGCTAGAGCCTCCAGAGCCTCCAAAAGTTTTCTGCCCAACCCATGCTTTAAATGCATCCGAAAACATATTAGCAATAATTTGCTGTTCAAATGTTTTATCTGCAATATCAAAATCCATCTCAATATCTGCTACTTTGCCTTTAAGTTCTTTCCTCTTTCCCTTATAGAACATCCCTCCTGGGTCATCATATTTAAATGGAACATGAGATACACGGCGCTTCGTTGCAAATTCATGCCATGGTTTTCCACCTGGTAAAAAAGCCGACATGTCAATAGCATAATTAGCACCACCAACCTGTCCCAAGCCACTTCCTATTCCAGCACCTGCGATGCCGCCAACACCAGGTGCAATAAGATTACCTATAATCCACCCTAAAATACTGCCTGCCATCCTTCCAGTAAACGACCTTTTTTGTCTGTTGAATGCGCGCTTACTTTCTTTTGCTTTTTTGTCTTGAATCCGTTGCCATTCAGCCTCCATTGCATGCCTTTCATCGGAAGCTTGAATATCAAGCAATGATTTCGCTCCACGCGCTTGCGTTGGGATTGATATGCCAAGCGATTGAAGTGCGGCTAATGCTTCTATACCTGACGGCATAATATAATCTCCTTATAGTTTTGTAAAATTAACATACCAAAGCTTCCCAGCTTCTTTTCTATATACTCTTAATTCTTTATTGCTGGTTAATACTGGACGCTCATCTCCGTCAGCCATTTCGCCAACAGACGGAGCATTCCTTGAAAGACGTGAAACATTCTTCTTTCTATTTTGCAATCTTCTCTCTACTGCGCTTAATGGCATTAGCTAACCCTCTTGTCAATTTGTCTATATTCAATGGATATATCATTGAAGAACATTGCAACAGCAGGCGAGCCTGGGTCTAACAGAAGACGAATACTCTGACATTCTTTTGGGGTAGCAAAAGTATGTACAGCTACATCCCAATCAGACTTACTACCAGACCACGTGCCGGTAAGGCCTGTATTGCTAAACGATGTATTACCATCTATAGCCCAATACATATAATTTGCAACATCCCCAGAATCTGTCTTTTTGTATGTCGTATAAACCTTATATACCTTTTTAATGTGCCCGACATCTCCAAAATCAATATCTTTTGTTGCAATTTCTATATTAGCAATCTCAGCAGATGCCCCACCATAATATATTAACTGTGCGGTTGCTCCAGTATATTCTGCTGTAACCAAGTCTCCATTATAATCAATAACAAAATTTGTATGGTCTTTCGCTGCAAACAATCCACTACCAAATGCCCAGGATTTAGATTTTATATCGTAAATATACGCATCTCCACCCTTTGTTCCGCCGTCCGAATCTCTCATAACAATTATATGTCTATATTTTGGCGCATATCCAACTATAGTATTACCATCACCATCAAAAAACTCAGGCCATGTTTCATTATATAAGTTTAGGTCCGCTGAAACACCGGAATCCCTTATCTTTTCTGAAATTAAATTAACTATTACTTCGCCATTATATAAATAGCATCCATGCTTATTTGCCCAAACAATACCAAAGTCTGTTGTAGTAACCGCAGCAGGGTGCTCAACCCCGGCAAAGTGATTAGTACTTTCTAAAAACCACTCAGATGCAGAGCCAGATATATTTAATACATACAATGTCCTATTTTTAAATGCCAATAGTCTATCTGCAAACGCAGCAAGTGCTGTATATTCTTCCGAATCTCCTATTACAACATCAATAAAGAATGACGTTGGGAATGTATCAAATCTATTAACAGGCGAATACATAATTCTATCACGCATTTCTACGGTTTCACCGTCTTCATTTTTTGTTTTAACATTTGCAATAAATACACGCCTATTAGTAACAACAGCAGACTTATAGCCCATACCATCAGCACCAATTGAAATTGATTTATCGTCCTGTGGATACCCATTTATAATTTCATATGTATCCACACCAATAGAGTCTACAGCCAACTGGACAACCTTAACGTTAGTTCCTACAGATGTCCCATCTATCCACGCCTTATAATCACCAAACAATCCAGAGCGAACACCATCTCTTAAACTTATATCAAGAAATAACACCCACTCGTCTCCAGTGCCCTTTTCTCTCCAGTAAATCCTACCTCCACTCTCACGTCCATTATCTTCATCAAAAGGCCTTGTTGCATAAACATGAACATTTGTAAAATTTCTAGTATCAGTTCCTGCAGCGCCACCAGTAGTATGCGCAGTTGACATTACAGTTAATAGCGACTCTTGATTATTGTCATATATAAGTGTTTGTGCAAATTCATATTCTTCTGCTCCCTTTATAAAGCCACCTGCCGCCTCAGCATAAATTTTAACATTAAAACCCAGGCCTGCAGTTGGATATGTCTCACCAGTAACTATATCACCAGTAGACGGTGCAGTTAAGTTCTGGTCATTTTCATACCACCCATCATAACTATCTTCTGCGGCTGTCCCAGTAAAGTGTTCTCGCCTTATATATTGATATATTTCATTATGAGCGCTTTCGTTAAATCCAGAATCACTAACACGCACAGCCTCATCAACGAAATAGTATACAGGCTTTAAATTTACAGGAGAGGCGGGGACCCCATCGCTTAAATCTAAGCTACCAGAAACCCAACTATCGTTTGTTTTATCATATAAGTCTATTTGATTGGTCAGTGGGTCTGCAAGTGCGAACCAATCCTCTCCAAGCTCAGGCGTACCAGTAATAGTAACAGAGTCACCTGCAGCTTCAGTTGTAAGTGCATTTACAGGGGAAACCTCCATAGCCCCTGCAGCAACACTGACTATTCTATATAGTCCATCATTACTTGTAGACCCAGAAACGGAAATTTCCATGCCCGCACTAAAACCATTAGCTATAAACCCATTTGCGCTGTCTTCAATTTTATCATACTTAGCTGGCGAAGCGTCAAAGCTTATGGTTGAAGCATTATATGATACAGATTTTTTATGGTCTGTAGAATAGTAAAATAATCCATACCCAGCACTAGATGAACTTGTTTGAGAGGGAGCATCTGCATGATTCGCATTTTCCCCGATAGAGCGTATTGCACCCTGCTGGTCAAAAAGAACATTCTTTGCCCCAGATAACTCACTTATATCAATATCTCTTGGGTCTTTTAAGTTATTAATTCCACCAGAGAAATCATTCAATGTTAGCATCTGCTTAGGCAAGCTCAGTTACTCCTTCCGCATTACACTGTACATGACCATGCATAACCGGTCCATGTACCCTTAACGTCTTAAACTTATACTTCTTAGGGTTAGAACTGTAGATAAAATGCTCGCAGAAGCGCTTAATCTTCTCTATCTCTTCAGGCGTATAAATAGATTCACCACCTGACGGCTGAACCCTAAAGTCAAAAGCACGGTAATACTTATGCGTGGATAGTTTGTTCTCTCCACGATAAACGCTTGTGACTATTAAATCTTTATCCATTTCCTGTGCAATATATCCGCTCAATGCATATCCAATCACCTGAAGCCTGTCATCTAAAACTTCAAACTGCCCCTGTAGTTCATCATATTTAAACTTAATCATTATTTACAATTTTGAAACCGCTCTTCGAAATTACTTACTTGCTTTTACCGCATTCTGTAACTTTGATAACTTTGCCGAGAAAGCTGCACCGCACCAGATGATAACAAACGGCATTAGTGCCTCATACATATCTAATGAAATATAATCCAGCATATAAGCCATTGAACAAACCAACCCAGCTGCTAATCCCATTTGACGTTTCTTTGAATCTTCACCTACGAAGAATCCCGTGATACTATTTAACCACTTCATTTCAGTCTCCTACTTAAATAAAT